ATGAGTGTATTAAGCGACACAAAAAAAACCGCTATATGCGATTGGCATCGTGCGGATATTTTGGCTGCGTTGCGTAAAAACGGGTGGTCTTTACGTTCTTTGGCTGAAGCTGGGAACGTGAGTTACAACACATTAAAGACCGCACTTGATAAACCCTATCCGAAAATGGAAAGACTTATCGCTAATGCGGTCGGTGTTGCCCCTGAAGAAATTTGGGCTGCACGTTCTCAGGAACGAATTGAACGTAACCGAAAACCTGTTTTAACAAATAAGTTTTAATCTTAAAGGAATTTAAACGTAAAAGAAACAAAAAGGATTATTTATGAACGAAATTTCTTTAAAAACACATTATCCGATAGCGGAATTATTAAAACTTAAACTTTTAAACATGCCTACTGCACATAAAAATGCGCTCGCATTGTTTGAACGTGAAAATGTGGAATGGCGTAAACGTGAAGGAAAAGGTGGGGGCAAAGAATATGCTCTTTCATCAATGCCACAAGCCTTACAAGATGAAATTCGTAACAAATTTGCAGTTTCTATCGTGAAAGCCAAACCCAAATCTCTTCCCACCGATCTCCGTCAGGTGGAATTAAAAACTTTAACGGAAAAACAACGTGAAGTAGCAGGAGCAAGAATGGCGTTAGTTGCCCAAGTGGCACAGCTTGAACAAGCCCAACCCCGTTACAAGGCGATTAAGTTTTTTTGTGAACAAATCAAGCGTGGTGGCATTTCATCTGATTTGATGAGATTGGTTGAAACCGCCAATAACAAGAAAGGAAAAAATCGCACTTTATCTGACCGCACTTTGAATCAATGGGTGTTGGATTATGAAAAGGCAGATACCCCTGAAGAACGATTAAAAGCCCTCGCACCAATGCAACGGGTGGCGAAAAAGGCTGAAGAAATTGTGTGGTTGCCTGACTTTTTGGCGATATATCGCCAAACCAATGGCATCAATGTGGCAGAAGCCTATCACTATTTTTCGGCTGAATGGGATGCACGTTTTGCAGACGAGCCGTTACGTTTAGAGATGAAACCGAGCATTGACCAAGTTCGTGCTGCGTTGGCGAAATTGCCAAAACACATTAAAGAAATTGGTCGTAAGACGGGTTCTGAACTTCGCGCCCTTAACACTTATGTGAAACGCGATTGGAGCGTGTTGCAAGTAAATGATGTGTGGGTGGGTGATGGCCATGCGATGAAATTGAAAGTCGCCCATCCTGAACACGGTCGCCCTTTTATTCCAGAGGTGACATTAATTATGGATACCTCTTGCCGTTTTATTGTGGGTTGGTCGGCAAGTTTAGCGGAAAACGTTCTCGCAGTGGCAGATGCTTTGCGTTATGGCGTGGAACGCTACGGCATACCCGCAATTTATTACTCCGATAACGGTGGTGGCGAGAAAAACTGGATGCTTGATGGTGATATTACGGGGATGTTGCCACGTTTGGGGATTAATCACCAAACAGGGATTCCAGGCAATCCACAAGGGCGTGGGATTATTGAGCGGGTGCATCAAACGATTTTATATCGTATCGCTCGCCAGTTTGAAACCTATCACGGCACAGGGGCAGACCGCGACACTATTCGACAAGTGAGCACAGCAGTGATTTCACTGGATAAAGCAAAGCGTAAAGGTGTGACACAGCTAACGCCAAAACAACAATGGGCAGTGGGTAAATTGCCAAGCTGGAATCAGTTTTTACAAGCCTGTCAAGAAGGCATTGATGAATACAACAATAAACACGAGCACAGAGAACTAGGGGGAATGACACCTGCACAAAAACGCCGTCAGTTGATGGAAAAAATGAACCCTAATGATTTGGTCTTTGTTACGCCAGTGGAAGCAAGGGATTTATTCCGCCCAAGTACATTACGTGTGGCACAACGTGGTTGGTTACAACTTTTCAATAATTATTACTTTAGCACGAAATTGCTCGATGTTGATGGGCAAAAGGTGCAAGTGATGTTTGATATTCATGATCCAAGCCAAGTGATTGTGAGAAAGCAAGACGGCACTTTTGTTTGTTATGCCGAATTAGATGGCAATAAACGTGATGCCTTCCCAATGCCGTATGTTGAGAAAACACGTCAAGCGCGTCATGCACGCCGAGCGAAATTGAAACAAGAACAGCTTGATGAGATTAATGCGGAACTTAACCCGATTATTACGATTGAGCATCAGCAAGGTTTTGAATTGTTACGCACAAAACCGAAAGCCAAACAGGAAGCTACCCCAATTTTCTTAACCAAAGCGGATAAAGAAGCGTGGGAACAAAGAAAAAAGTTAGTGAATGAGTAAGGAGAGCAGCAATGAAAGCACAAGAATTAAAAGCGTTTATGGATGCGCACAAGATGAGCCAAAAACAAGTGGCAACCTTGTTTGATGTGTCCATTACAACAGTGAGCCAATATTTAAACGGTAAATACCCGACTGATACCAAGTGGCTCGATGAAAAAGTGGATGAGTTGTTAGCACGCCATAAGGCGAAAGTGGTTGAAGCGAAATACAACAATGCATTTGTCCCCACTCAAACAGCAAAGCGCGGTATGGAAATTATGCACTTTGCCCACGCAGAGGGCGAAATTAATGTGATTTACGGTGCGGCAGGCTTAGGCAAAACACAAATGCTTAAACAATATGCGAAAGAACATAGTTCAGCCATTTTAATTGAGGTTGATCCAAGTTGCACACCGAAAGTGTTACTACGCAAGATTGCAGAAAATGTTGGTTCAACCAGCCGAGGGGTAAACAACGATGTACTTTCAGGAATTGTGGAAAAACTCAACGGTGCAGAACGTTTGTTAATGATTGATGAAGCCGAGTTACTTTCTACCCGTTCTTTGGAATTTATCCGACGCATTCACGATTTAACGAATTGTGGCGTGATTTTAGCGGGTATGCCTCGCTTGTTGGTTAATTTAAAAGGGAAAAATAACGAACTGGCACAGCTTTATAGTCGAGTGGGATTTGCTTGTGACCTTGGTAATGCCCTACCTGATGACGATTTAGCCATGTTAGCGGAAAGTGCACTTAATACAAGTGAGTTTAACGCCCCTTTATTGGAGGCCTGTAAAGGCAACGCACGCCGATTAAGTAAGTTAATGCGAGGTGTTGTGCGTTCGGCAGAGATTAACGAGACCGAAATTAGCGCAGAGATGATTGAACAATACAGCAAAATGTTAATTAGTTAAGGAGATGACCATGTTACAAGCAAGAAAAAACAAACAATTAAACAAAAACAATGCCGTGATGTTGGCTTATTTAGAACAAGTAGAAAAAGCCGTGAGACGCTTAAATGAAATGGGGCTTACGGTGATTAATGTGCACTTTGAGAAGATAAAACCGACGGTGCGAGTGATGAATAATGCGGTAACAGAACAGTTAGAGAAAGACCAATGGGCTTATGTGTATCACGTGGGGCGTGATGTGGGTCGATACCAAGAAGCGCAATTTACGGTGGAAGGTATCCGTGTGGTTTGGCGGAAATATTTGAAATAGGAGGAGGAATGGCAATGCGTCGGCAAATTTATGCAGTCTATCGTGGCGAAGAGAATTTGGGTGACGGGACTGCAGAAGAATTAGCAAAGAAACTCAATGTGAGCGAAAAAACGATTTACAGCTCGGCAACAGTCGCCCGATGTAAACGTGATAAAGGTAAGCGACTTGTAGTGATTAAGTTAGATAAAGAGGAACTCTAAATGAAGCAGATGATTGAAGGGAAAGAATACTGGCGTGATGCAAGAGGAAATTTAACGCCAGCTGAATTGGTGAAAGACATCGACAAAGCACGTGATGTGCTTGTGCGTGAATGGGTGGAAAAAGGCGTGTCCTTAAATAAGGAGATGCGCAATTTTAAAGATGGCATTTTCGGCGATATTCAGGCGTTTATTGAACTTTCGGCTGAAAAATACAATGCAAAAGTGGGCGGTAGTAAAGGCAATATCACACTTTATAGCTACGACGGTAAATACAAAATCCAACGTGCGATTAACGACCATTTGCAATTTGATGAACGTATCCAAGCGGCAAAAGTGTTGATTGATGAGTGCTTAAATGAATGGAGCGAAGGCTCTCGCCCTGAATTAAAAGCGTTAATTGAACGTGCGTTTAATGTGGATAAGGAAGGAAACCTCAACACATCACGGATTTTAGGTTTGCGCCGTGTCGATATTCAAGATGAACGCTGGCAAAACGCGATGCAGGCGATTAGCGAAAGCGTGCAAGTGGTGAGTAGTAAGGCTTATGTTCGACTTTATGAACGTGTGGGCGAAACCGATCAGTATGTGCCGATTGCGTTAGATGTAGCGGGGGTTTAAAGCTTATTTAAATGCCCTTTAAATCTCCCCTAGCCCCTCTTTACGAAAGAGGGGGGAATGAGATGAGGGGCATTCATAATAGGTTTTAACAACAAAGGAGCAAAAATGAAAAAACTGGAAAATTACCGAGATTTTAGTTTTGTAGGGTGGGCTTTATCCCTGAACAATCAAGTTTTGTAGGGTGGGCTTTAGCCCACCATAAGAATGTGATGATATTTGCGGTGGGCTAAAGCCCACCCTACGAAGCTGGAAAGCGGAACAGGAGAAAGGTTATGTTGCGTAAAAATTTAATCGCTAGAATCCATATTGGAAAAAGCCAATTAGGTCTTGATGATGAAACCTATCGTCAATTATTGGTCAGTACAACGGGTAAAACAAGTTGTACTGAAATGACAGAAAGTGAATTGCAACAGGTGTTAAATGTTATGGTGCAAAAGGGGTTTAAATCCAGTTCAAGTTTTTGGGGAAATCGTGCGGCACCACGTGAAGATAAGAAAATTTATTTGGCAAAAATCACCACACTTTTAGCAAAACATGGTTTACCGAAAGAATATGCCGATGGTATTGCGAAACGTTCGTTTAAAGTGGATTTTGTGCATTGGTTACAGCCGTGGCAGTTGAAAAAGGTGGTGCAGATGCTGGCGGTGTATGATCGCAATCAACAACATTAATTCATATAAACAACAGGAGAAAAAACATGAAAAATCAGATTATCTTAGCCAACGAAGTGATCGCCTTAGACGAACATGGCAGAATCAGCTTGAACACGTTGCATAAGTTAAGCGGTACAGGAAAAGAAAAACAGCCTGCGCTTTGGCTACGCTTAAACGGCATGCAGGAACTGATTGCGGAATTAGACCGATCTACAGATCTGAAGATCGCCCCTATTACTGCAATAAAAGGCGGGTTAGAACAAGGCACCTACGCCCACGAACTGCTCGCCGTCAGCTATGCTGGCTGGATCAGCCCGCGTTTTCAGTTGCAGGTCAACCAAGCGTTTTTAGACAGCCATCGCCAACCAACGGTTTCTGAAAACATCAATATCAGCAAAGACGAATACATTGACTTACTCAAAAGCAAAATTCACCTGTTGGAACGCAAAAAGAAACATCACCGCCGTGCCAATAAGCCCTTAAGCATGCAAGAAAAATCCCAAATCGTGTTATTACACCGCCAAGGCTTAAGCGACCGTCTGGGCATTGGTGCGCTAGAGCCGATTTACAGGGTTTGGTGCAAGCCCTGAATAATCGGTTTTAGTTTTGTAGGGTGGGCTTTAGCCCACCATTTTTTTATTGAACAATTTCGCCGATTATACTGCGGGTAGCTTCTTTCACTTCTGTGAGTTTCACTTTTACCATGTCGCCGATTTTATAAGTGCGGTCGCCTTTTATATAGAGGGCGAGTTCGTCAGGGTTTAGCTGTATTTCTTCTTTGTTGTTGTGCAACGTGGCGGCAGGAATAAATAGCGATGCACCATTTTCGAGCAGTTGTACGCGTAAGCCTGCACGCATTACATCTTGCACTTCTGCATTAAATTCCACATTTTCAGCCACTTTGTCAGCAAGATAACGGCAATATAGCCAATCGGCAATATCACGTTCCACTAGGCGATTTTGGCGGCGAGACTCTTGCAAACGTGCCAACACGTCATTTTGTGGTTTTTCATAAGGCTGTTTTGCCAGCACGGCTTTGATTAAGCGATGATTAACCATATCTGAATATTTGCGGATGGGCGATGTCCAAGTGGCATAGCCTTCTAAACCAAGACCAAAGTGCGGTGCTAATTCTGATTTAAATTCGGCGAAAGTTAAATAACGGCGTAAACGCAGTTCTAAATAATCGCTTTCGATGGGTTCAATATCGTGACGCATTTGGCAATAGCCGTTTAAGGTTGCTAAGTTTTCTACTGAATAACGTTCTGCCAGTTCAGTTTGATTTTGTTCATTGGCTAAATTTGCCATTAAGAAATGGTGCGCATTTTCTAAGTATTTTTTATCAAAACCGCTGTGAGCGTTGAAAATGCCTGTTTTTGCCTGTTCGTGTAAAAATTGGGCGACGCAGATGTTGGCAATAATCATTGCTTCTTCCACAATTTGATTGGCAATGCGGCGATATTCTGCTTTGATTTCTTGCACTTTGCCGTTTTCTGCCAGCACAAAGGCATAATCGGGTTTTTCTTTAAAGAATAAGGAATGGGTTTTGCGCCATTGAATGCGAGCTTTGGTAAATTGATGTAGCCAGTGAATTTGTTGTGCTGTTTCTGGCGTTGCTGGCTGCCATGCATTGTCTGCCTGTTCTAAATAATCCGACACTTTGTTGTAAGTCAGTTTGGCTTTAGATTGTACATAAGCGGAAACAAAATTCGGTTTGGCTGTGATGTTGCCTGCAAGATCGGTTTCGATATAACAGACAAGTGCGGGGCGGGTTTCATTGGCGATTAAGGAACATAATTCATCGGATAATTCACGGGGTAACATTGGAATGTTAAAGCCCGGTAAATAATTTGTGAAGCAACGCTGTTTGGCTTCTTGTTCAATTTGAGAATCTAAGGCGATGTAAGCGGTTGGGTCAGCAATGGCGACCACTAATTTCCAGCCTGTTTGTGTGCTGTTTTGTGCTATGGGTTCGATATATAAGGCATCGTCCATATCCATTGTGCTTTCGGAATCAATGGTTACAAAATGAAGTGCGGTCAGATTTTCGCGTGTTTTTTGATCTAACATTTCATAAGATTCTGTGCCTTGCACGGGATAGCGCGATTGTTCGTGGCGTGCCAATGTGACCCACCAAGGGGCTAATTCATCATCAGCTCGGCAAATAAACTGATTAATTGTGGCGTAGAAAAAGCGATCGTCACGTAATGGATGGGTTTTTAAATTTGCGACGACCCAGTCGCCCTCTTGCAATTCTTCTTTTACCGATTTCGCCTGTTGTGCACCAATGGGTTGATTAATGCTTGGGTGATCCACCAGCACTTGTAATTTCTTGTCTTTATTGAACCGCACTTTTGCGATAAAACGTGTGAGCATTGGCTCAATTAAGGCTTCTGGCTCGGCTTGTTCTTTGTCGCCTTGTTTTTCAATAGTGGCTTTGATTTTGTCGCCGTGCATCACTTTTTTCATTGATGGCGGTGCGATGAAATAGGTTTTTTTATCGCACTCTAAAAAACCGTAGGCTTTATCTGTGCTTTTTACCACGCCCTCAACCTGTTCTTTGCTGTCGTGGATTTGTTGTTTAAGTTGTGCGAGTAGAGGATTATCTTGAAACATAATTATCTTGAAACATAGTTATTTTGAAACATCGTTATATTTTAAAAAAGCGAAAAGGCAGACTGAAAAGCCTGCCTAAAAAAGAATGTAAGAAAAATTATTCTTCGCCTAATTCGCCCATTGCAGTGATGCTGAAACCTGCATCAACGTGAACGATTTCGCCTGTAATGCCCGATGCTAAATCAGAGCATAAAAATGCCGCTGAGTTACCCACATCTTCGATAGTGACAGTGCGACGTAATGCAGCCGTTTTCTCAAAGGTGGAAAGCATTTTTTTGAAGTTTTTAATGCCTGATGCGGCTAAGGTGCGGATTGGGCCTGCAGAGATTGCATTCACACGAATACCTTCTTTCCCTAAATCAGCAGCCATCACGCGCGTTGCAGCTTCAAGAGAGGCTTTTGCTAGGCACATTACGTTGTAGTTAGGAATTGCACGTTCTGCACCTAAATAAGAAAGCGTTAATAATGCGGCATTTGGATTTAAGTAAGGACGTGCCGCTTGTGCCATTGCAACAAAGCTGTATGCGCTAATATCATGAGCGATACGATAGCCTTCACGAGTTGCCGCATTTACGTAATCGCCGTCTAATTGATCACCTGGTGCAAATGCGATTGCGTGAATAAAACCATCAAATTTATCCCAACGCTTACTTAATTCTGCAAAGCAAGTTTGAATGCTTTCATCAGTTGCAACATCTAAAGGAAGCACGATGTCAGAGCCAAATTCTTTGGCAAATTCTTCTACACGTGGTTGTAATTTATCGTTTAAATAAGTGAAAGCAAGTTCTGCACCTTGTTCTTTCATTGATTTTGCGATCCCGTAAGCGATGGAACGATTGCTTGCAAGACCTGTGACTAAAATGCGTTTACCTGTTAAGAAACCCATAATTTTTCCTATGTTATTAGTGTAAAAAACTTGCGTAGTATAAGCGAAAATTTGTTTTTATACAAAGCCGACCAATTTTTTAAAATGGGGATTAACCGCATGGGCTTACGTCCACACTTATATCCAACTTGACTACTTTATTTCTGTCATTTATAGCAATTTCACAAATTAGGTCACAACTTCACCGTTAATGGTAATTTTCACATAAGTTGTTGTTTAGTTTCGTGTTATTACTACCTATACAAACATACTATTCACACCTGTACTCCCCTAATACCAATAAAGCTAAGGTTGTTTTTTTCATTTTTTAAAATTCGAATACAAAAACTTTGGAATAAATTTCATACTAAATTGGATAGTCACGTTTTAATCCGATAATTTAGAGTAAAAACCTACCTATTCTAAAAAATGAAAGCTGAATAAATATTATGATGTTTTATCGGCATAGTACCTTATATATCTACCCGAAAAGGCAGAATTTTACGGCATATAACAGATAAAAAAGTATTTTTGAATGTACTTGATTGTTTCCCCTTCTATTTTTGTATAATTAAATTCCAAATTTTAATTCAAAAAGGGGAATGTACACTATTTTGATACTGCCATGTTAAAAGATTCATACTCTACAGAGAGTAGGCAAAATGCCTACAGTGATATAAAAGATTGAATATTCAAAACTTAATAATCAACTAGGCTAAAATATATTTTAGCAAAACAACAAATACTATCTAATTACTCTTGATTTAAGCCGTTAATCTCAGGTATTAGAATACTGAAAATTGAAGAACTTAATAATTTATTCCCCACGTTATAAGCATTATTCTTTTTCCTTTATAACCTCCATATCTTGTTAGCGTTTTTTATATTATATCATATTAATTTTGGAACTGTTATACCAAAGTCAAACCTACATTCACATTCACATTCACATTCACATTCACATTCACATTCACATTCACATTCACATTCACATTCACATTCACATTCACATTCACATTCACATTCACATT